CCCCCCCCACATCATAAATTCTGTTTGTACTCTCAAATTTTGCTTCAAGAGAACCTAAAACATTTACATCTGCCATAACTACTCCTAAATCATTTTTTTCAGCCTTTACACACCGTGATATACCGCCACTAATAATGCCTTTCTGAAATCTATCTGAAACTCCTGTATATATGCTTCCTATTACTTCCATTCAATTACTCCATTCGTTCCGTAATTATTCAATCCCTTATAGTCTCTTGCCATAATTGTTGTCGAAACATCAATTTTAGATGCCGTTGGTTCAATCGTTTTATCAACCATTCCTTTTAACAACAAGGTTTCCGTCCGACCGCAAGTTTGAAATTCCGGCATCACATCTTGCCTTGATACAGTTTGCAACCTCTCTTCGTTGTGGTTTATTAATTGTTCCGTCAACGCAAGTCTGCTCTGCTCTGCTCTTAGGGATTGTATTTGGTAATGTACCATTGTCAATAAGCTGCTTTATCAGTTTGTCAGCCTTTTCATTGTTGATGTAATACTTTTCATCTACATTATCCTTCAGGTAATCTTTGAGTTTCTTTTTGAGCGGTATAGGCTGCGGAAAATTATATGAATAATTCCCTAAGAACGAAAACATAAAACATCTGTTTCTATTCTGTGCAACTCCGTAATTTTTAGAATTCAAATCTTGCCAATAGTTCGTGTAGCCTAAACTTTCCAAAAATTCCAACCACTTTTTAAAATCATCAATATTTTTCTTGCCGTGTACTTGTGGTACATTTTCCATGAATAATATCTGCGGCAACTCTCCGCTACCATCTCTGATTTCAGTTAGTATTCTTTCAACTTCCCACAAAAGTCCTGATCGTGTACCGCTACCCTTAGACATACCGGCTTGCTTCCCGGCAACAGACAAGTCCGTACACGGAAAAGAGTAAGTAAGTAAGTAAGTAAAGGTTTCTGTGTCGCAAATATTCAAATCTTCTGCATGGACCTTAGTTATATCCATTGTAGGAAAATCTGTGCCATGCACTGCGTTATAGCTTGCTATGGCATACTTATCAAATTCCACAACCCTGTAATGCTCAAATTTTGCACCTATTCTTTTTAGTGCCATTGCTTGACTTCCGTAGCCGGCAAATAACTCTATCAATCGAATGGGCTTTGTTATTCTGATCGGTTCTCTTATGTAATCAAATATAGACATTTGATTATCACAAGAATAATTTTCAAAATCCATAAATCTACCAAAAGGAAACCTAGGTTTTATGTCCGGACAACCTTATTCCTTTCTTTGATTTTTAGTTAGTTTTTGTATCTGTTTCTTAATGTGTTCTGCACCTTATTTATTCCCTTGATACCACCGACAATAAAAGCTATCTCTGCTCTATTTTCCGTTGCTTTTGTTTCTGCTTCCATATCGTGCAGTCCGTACTCTGTCTGAATGATTTCGTTTGCGGTAATTCTTTTCAAAATTTCTTCGCATTTCTTTTTACTTAAAATCTTCATTTTGCTTCGCTCCCCTTCAACTGTTTGGCTATTTCATCAATCTTTTCTTCTTCCAAGATTGTAAAGGCATATTCTTCTTTGATAGATTTTATAGTGTCGTCAATAGCTTTGTTGTAGCCAAATTTATAGCCAGATCTATACACATTTTCTGACATTCCCTCGTTTTCCCTGTACGATTTCAATTCCTCTAACCATTCAGCTAAATGTTTGTTATCTTCTGAAATTTTAAGGCAGTCCAATCCATAGTATGGGCTTCTCTTTTTTAATGTTAAATTAAGCTTATGATTGTTTTTGAAAATGTTTTCATTATTTCTCGCTTTTTGTATCGTTTCATCAATCGTCATTATTACCACTCCTTTATTTTCTTCCTACAATGCGTTGCACCGAATTTAGATTTTCCAACATATTCGTAGCGATCAACACATTTCCATTTGCCACTCTTTTTCGGCGTATCTGAACACCCATAGTATTTATGATTCTCGTTCGGATAATCGTTCCAACAATGGCAGTCATAATATTTATTGATTGTTTTCACCTGCTTTCACACAATCACTTATAAGCATATCTGCCTTGATTAACTCATAAATAATATCAAGATATGTCCTGCGGTCTCTGTATCGGCAATTTGCGTCCTTGTGTATTCTTGGGTCATTATCTCTCCAATCATTAACATCAAAAAGCACATTACTCACAAAAAGCATTTTCACGCCTCTTGCAACGCAAAGATAATAGCAACCGCCCTTACCATATTCGCCCTTCCGTAATTCACATTGTATTTACATGTGCACCATTCAAGGTTGCTAACATTGTTATTGCTTGGATTTTCATCCTTATGATTTACTTGAGGCAAATTATCAGGGTTGGGTATAAATGCCTCTGCAACCAATCTGTGTACGGCAACAGTCTTGTGTTCCTTGTTTTTATAAAGAACAACCTGCTTATAAGGCATTCCAGAAGTTTTCCTATTTCCTTGTTTCAATATTTTTCCTTTAAAATGATACAAAGAATCATCACTAAAAGCTGTTTTCCCAATAGTTGTCCTATCAACGCTCCTGACCCGACCGAAACTTGATACCTCATAAAGATTTTCATATCCGACAACGCTTTTCCATATCTCATTCATTTCCAGAATCTCCTTTGCAATAATTTAAAAACTCCAAAAATTTATTCAATGCTTTTTCTTGATTTTTGTTAGGGGGTTCAGATTTAGTCTTATAATCAAGGTGCAATTCAAATAAATGTGCAACTTCTTTTGAAGCTTTTTTATATCCTTGTTGTATGCCCTGCGTATAGGTCTTAGGTTGCTTGTATTGACCTGTTACCAACTTCCCTTGCCCTTGGCTACCGGCTGTGACGTTGTACATCTGAAATCCCTTGTCAGCAAATTGCTTGATCGTAGCAACTTCCTTTTCATCTAATTCAGATTTAGGGCAAGTCTTAAAATCCAACTTCCAACCACAAGGATTGTCCTCACTGTAAAACCCGTGTTTTTTTAGGCTTAATGCTATATGGTCATACTCTCCAAGGTGTGAAGCGCATCTTTCCAAAAGGTTTACTGCTTGCCCCACGTACGACCTTTTTATACCGGCTTCATCCACTCTGTGAAATGCGTATATTCCGCTTGTGTTTGGAATATTAGGGCAAATAGACTTAATACGATTTTCTCTAACCGCTTTCTTTGCGTATATCTGCCTATAATTTGGTTTACTCACCAGAACCACCGCCTTTTAACCTATCAGCAATCTTTTCTAATCGTCTCAAAACCGCTGTTCTGTCACTCTGCATAGGGAATGTTGCGTCTGCTTCTTTCAAGAAATCATCAATCGCTCTGTTATAACTATCAGAAAAATTAGTCTTATCAAGGTTTCTCATGGCTTTCAGTTCTTCCAACCATTGAGCGACCTGTTCATTGTTTTGGGCAAACGAAAAATCCCCATCAACTTTGTTTTGCTCTGCATCATATCTAAAATTTTCAATAGCTTCATCAATCGTCATACTTGGCACCTGCCTTTACAATCTCGATTGCCTTGCAAATAATTCCTTTAATTCCAAAATCTACGGAATCATATCTGCCTTCTAACTCTTCCAACCGCTCCACAACCTTATCAATATCATAGGTAATTGGATAATCACGCAATGCATAAATTACATCTTGCATATCTTCCGCATCACCAAACATAACCGATTTTTCAAAAGCATCAGCGTCAATCAATCTCATCGTTCGTCCCCCTGTTCTCTTATCAGACAATAATTGTAAGCCATACAGCCATCACAAGTCTGTCTTTGACATCCTTCCTCTAAATAATCCGCCCCATCTTCCATATATCCTGCTTCGCTCATTCTTCATCACCCCAATCCAACCTACAACCGCACTTGCTACAATAATTTGGCGCATTGTTGTTATTCATTATTCCTACGTCGTGCCTAACCTTGATTGTGTTTCCACATTCACAATGGAATACAGAAAGAGTGTCGCTAAGGTTATGGTTAAATATTGGTTTCATCGGGATCTGCCTTTTCAAAGCCCATTTGCATCTTCTAATAAGGGATTTCATTACTACGCAATCTGGAAATCCATTATCATCATTTGCAAAACCTTTCTCTGCGCCATTGATGCTGATAGCGTTTAGCATAATGTCGCACCTTTCAATAGCTTCTGTTATTGACATTTCATTTTTGTTATCTTCCATACCTTCACACTCCTTCCGGCTTATCACATCGCTCAAATTCGATAACCCACACCCACGGATTTGCATTCCAACCATAGCGGTCAAGGTTGGATTTCTTGATGGTAGAATCCCACAATCTCTGAAATAAGAGAAATAATTCAGAGATGAAATCAAATTTACTAGCGTATTCATTCGGTTCTGCCCCAATTCCTTCTTTCTGTACACTGAGTCCCGTAATTTCTTGCAACCGCTCCACTCTCACGTCCGTAACCTTGAGCCAGATCCGGGCAGCTTCTTTTGGCATGTGGATGGATGGGTGCCACTTCGCGTCTCCACTTATTTCATCTGTTGCCCGATACATGTAGCAACCACAAGTTTTATCCAAAACGCTTTTCTTTGGCTCTTTTGGGCAATTTCCTCTTTCGTCTCCATCACAGTTCCAACATTCAAAACGCTCCCATGTTTCCCGAATGTACAGGATATCTCCAGGCTGATATGGCGGTTTGAAGAATTTCTCTCCATACCCATCTGCAAATGTACCTCTACACGATATGCGCCCTTTAGGTGTAAAAGCGGTATACCCCCATACTGCGTTGTTAGGAATAAAGCCTTTTACAATTCTTCTCGTACAGCTCTTCCGTCCGTCCAGAATCGCCCGAACCATCTCTGTATTAAACAATATTGGTTTTACACTCATTCGTTGTTCCTCCCTAATAACTCTGGATTGTCAAATACGTTGCCGATAACTTCTACTGTGTTTACTGAATCATCCTCATCGTTAAAATTCCAATAGATTTCCCACAATGATATATAATTATCGTTTTCACAAGCATATAAAATGTTTTCACACCCTGTAACACGCATAATATTTGATTGTATTTCTTCCCAATCAATATTTTTTCGATACCCAATTCCAAAGCTGCCACATTCAAACACAACAGCTCCTTTATGCCCTAAGAAGTCAACAATATCATTCTCCCAAATCAGCTTGCCATTCTTGTCTTTCAAGCCAGTACATTGACAGATTGTGGATGGGTCTATTTCGCTCCACCCGTCTGTTTCGCCACTAGAATAAAATATCTTGGTAGGTTCAAATATTAGATGAACTTCTTTGGCATGCATATCTAAACCTTTTACATACTGCCCTGTAACCCACTCTCCATTACAAGTTTTTGCCTTGTATAAATATCTATCTTTCATGTTCTCTCCTTTCAGTCGTAGTACATTTCGTCTCTGTCGTAACCTTCTCCAAAAATTCGCCATTTTACTCTAAACGCAACAAAAAATTTAATTATTGTAAATCCTATGACAAAATGGTGCCAATCCCAAAGTTCATAATATTCTGCTCCCAAATTTATTCCCCAGCGTTCACCCATTCCAAAAGCAAACGATATATGTCGTTTCTTACTTTTGAACACTATTGTTCCCGGTTCCGATTTAACTTTCCTCATGTTATCTCCTACTCCGCTTCTGATCGAAGCCAATCAAGATGTTTTTGTTTGCAAGTTCCGTCTGGGTAGCAACAAGAATCATCCTTTTCTACATAGCACTCTTCACAGTATGCTTTATAAGCCAAAAACTCCGCCAGCTCTTCATCAGACATGCTTCTAATTTTCTCTGCATTTGTCATATCAACGCTCCTATTCTTCTTCTGATTGCAACCAATCCAAGCAACTGCCCTGCCCTTCGTATTCCTCCCCGAATGTGTTTTTAAATCCGACAAGAAATTCTGATAGTTCTTCATCCGACATATTTCTTATCCTGTCGGCATTGGTCTTTCTACTATCGCATCTGCAACAAGGCTCATCGTCTCTTGAATTGCTGTTGTGCTGGCAATCACAAACATTCTTTTCTTCGCTATCATCAAATGCCTTCAAAAACATTTCAGCAATTTCTTTCTCGTATCTACCGCACATACCATTGCAATCAATATCCGCAATAACCCTTGAAAAGAAATCTTTGAATTTGTCAGCAATATAATCTCCTGTGAAATCTTTAGGTATGTAAATTACTACTTTCATTTTCTTCACCTCTCAATTCTTTCAGTTTTGCTTCGGCTTCGGATTTTGTGAGAAATACTATGTCGTTAAAACCTCCAAGCCACGTATCTTCGTTCGACCAGATGTAAAACATTCCGTCGTACGAATACTCAATTCCAGAAATAACATCCTCTTTAATAGCCCTCCCGGAAATATGCCATACTTTATCTCCAATCTTACAAGGCAACTTGATAAGTCTGCCCTGTTCCTCCAAGTCCTCATATTCTTTTAATTTTCGATATACTGCGTCTATTTCTTCACAGTCTGGTTCGCAAGCTCTTTCCCATAATTCATCATCTATCCATGATGGATTGCTTTCTGTCAATCTCTCCATTACTGCTCCTTTCTACCTTTAATCATCCTTTTCTTCAAAGTCATCACAACTATCATCATACATAGTCGGTATTCCATAACAGTCACTATCTTCATTGCCGCAACAAAACTCTGCATAACCGCTATTCTGTGGCTTTGAAAAATCTCTTTTGTTGTACTTACATTCTCCACAAATTTCTCTTGACATATAATCTCCTTTCTAAAACGGACACTCACTAGGATTTTTCAAACCCCAACTTTTCCCTGCAACCGAAACATCCACATTTGCATTTTTAGCAACTTTTTTCATCTTCTCGATAAAACTATCTCTATCAGAATTTTCACTTGATAGATGACACATTATGACGTTCTGCAAGCTATCTGAATAATTTGCTTTAACAAAATCGCAAGCTGTGTCAATGGATAAATGACCTCTGAATACATGTCTTGCCTTTGGGTCATTATCCTTATCAACCAAATCTTTGTCATAATTCACACCTAAGAGAATGTGGTTTATGTCTTTAAACTTCCACTTGATTAGTTCACAATCAGTTATGTAAAGTATTCTCCCAATTTCCTTGTGAGTAATCAGAAAGCCATATATCGGGCAAGGATCGCCATTTGCGTCTGTGTGTGTCCAATTTCCGTCTATCGTTGTTAAATCAAAGGGTTTTACTGTAAATTCGCCCATATTCATTGATTTACGGCTATTGCCTAAATATGGTGCAAGTATCGGTATTCCCATTGGCTTAAAATCGTTTAATGACTTGCTGTGGTCTAGAGGTGGGTGTGACTTATAATCACACCCTTTATCCCTCTTATGTTCCAATTCAAGCCTTTTTTAATCTCTTTGATCGGTATTCCGCAATCAAGAATAAGTGTTTCTCCGCTTTCGGAAGTTAAGGTGTAGCAGTTTCCTGTACTTCCTGTGGCGATACATTTAAGTTTCATTTCACTCTTCCTTCTTTCAGTTTGTAATACAATTCACACCATTTAATTGCCGTTAAGGTACGTTCTGCGTCATGAAAATACCAACCATTCTTAGCCAATATAGCTGATATCCTTCGGTCAATCGCATATAAATTGTCAATCGACAAGTCCTCTGTATTGCCATTAAGAAATATAACCATTTTGCCTTGTGGCACTTCTCCATAGGCATCTTGATATATTTTCTTCTGAATAGGTAGCCACCAAGGTTCCCTATATCCACTTGCATGTGAATTTCTGCTGTCAACAACCTTTATGTAGGTTGTTCCGTTTCGACCTTTTCGCAATGTACCGATTTGGCATTGCTCTTTAATATTCCCCTTTGCAAACCTTGTAACATTATTCATGCCTGTTAATTTCAACCATTTCGAGCATTTATCGCTTATCTGTGACACACTTCTGCAATCGCAAAATTTCTCGTTAAAGGCGGCGGTTAATTCAGCATAGCCACTACATTTACAAAAGTTTTTAGCAAGATAATCCTCTTGTTCTTGCGTATAATGAGTGTTTGTTTTTGCAGTGTTCAAGTGAACTCCGCACTTTTTTGTTGCGAATTGTTGTAAAGCATGTATCGATTTATCGCAGTTGAATTGTTTGTTGAAAGCAGCAGTCAATTCCCCATATTCTGTAAATTTTTTTTGATTACAAAAAATCCATTGTCTGTGCTCCTCTGTGTAAAATCTACTCATTATCCGAACTTCCGACAATCTTGGATATTGTATTTCCCTTTAATAGCTTTCCTTCAGCAATCAGCTTGTCTGTTCTAAGAACAACATCAGCATTGTTAATCATCTGCTTCGCAAGTCTAGCAACCGATTCACTCTTTTGGTATTCTTCTTTTCTTTGCTCCGGCGACATATCTTCGCGATCAATAGCTTCAATATGCTTACCCAATATGTTCTGTAATTCTAATAATGTCATACTCACACCTCGATTTCATCATCCTGTGGAAACTGGAAATACTCGCTAGTTGCTTCTTTGAATTTTTCGTTACTTAGAATTCTCAACGATTCTTCAAAACGCTGCGAATTAGCCATATGATGATAAAATTCGATATTTTCATATTTTTCCCTAAACATTTCCATGACCTTAATTGCTTTTCCTTTTGAAGAATATTCGGCTAATGTGTAATCATGCGCACCGTATCTAGCAATTATAGTTTCTTTTGCTTTTAAAATAGTTATATTCTCGTAATTCAAGTCTAAATTTCCGTCCTGTGAAATTACTCTCATCCAAAAAACTCCTTTCTAACGTCAACTGTCTTACACTTTAATTTGTAACCCCAATCATCAATCGGCGGTCTTTTGCTCGGACAGCAGATAAAATCTCTGCATATCCGAGGGCGAACCGCATATATTACACATTTCTCTTTTGGCTTGCTATTATCAAGAAACGGGCAGGTCATATCGATGCTTTCTTGCGAAAATGGATATGCGTGCTTCTGTTCTTTGATATGCTTCTTGGCTATGTACCTGCGGATTGCATCTATCTCATTTTTAGTCATGGGAAGTATGTTGCTACAACAATTTCCACACTGGATGCATTCGCCATTGCAAGTCAAATCATATGTGCCGTCAGAAAACTCTCTAATCATTTCCTCTATGCTTCCATTTTTCATAAGCCGCTACTCTTTCAAGAAACTCGGCTCTGCTGCCGATTCGGTTGCTTCTGCATCGATTGCTTCATCTTCTGGAAAATCTACAGAGTTGGCATTTTCAGCGATTTCATCCTGTGCAGCTTGATATACCTCGTCCATTTCGACCTGTGCCTGTCTTGCCATAGGATCATAATTCTTTGGATATTTTCTTGTAGCATTGTTACACATTTTTCTCTGAATCATGCTTTCCGGCGTATCAAGCCAAGCACCGCTGATAAATGGTCTTGCAAGATCGCATTCAAGCATTTCATCAACTGTCTTACACGCTCTTAAAGCATTAAGTATTTCTTCTTTCTTAGCCTTAATCTCTGCTTTCTGCTTTTGTGTAGCTTTATATCTATCCTCACACACGCCAAAAGTGCTATTCATCATATTTTGCTTGACATGTGCTAAAAGATTTACTTTAACACTATCTCTATCAGCGGAAAGATATGTTACTGTTCCGTCCGACAGTTTAACAGGATATACAACTCTTACAGCCTTATCAGATAATCCTTTTTCTTCCCATTCCGGCTTTGTAACTGTAAGCCCTTTGTGCTTTGGTGGGATATACACATCTCCTTCCTTAATTACCCAATATGGATATACCTGTTTTACATCCTTGCCATAGTTAGCAAGCAATGAATCGTAACCGCTGCCCTCGATTCCCATTTCAACCTGCTTCTGCCATACATCCTTTCCTGTCTGTGGGTCAGTTCCAACTTTTACATTTCGCAACTGGAAATAGCATTCTCTTGGATATGCACTGGCGTTCAATTTAAGAGATGCGCAGCGCTTAACGATCCCTCTTAAATTGCTTGTATCAAGGTTTCTCATATCAATCTTAGGGTCGCTCTTGACAAGATTGAAAATGCTTGTCATGGCTTCCATAGCACATTCCTTAGCATAATCGTCCATATCCATTCCAACAGACTTGTAATCGTTGATGATAAGTCCTGTCATTGTATTGCTCCACTCGCTTAACGAAGTGGTAAATGCTTTTTTATCTAAAACCGATGTATTCTCTGCCATAATTATTTTTCCTCCTCATTAAAAAGATTTTTAAGGCAACTCATTGCTTCTCTCGTTCTTTTAACTTCTTCTGAAAATTCTTCATCGGAAAGTTGTGAATTTTTCAATGCTATATCAACGAATTTGTCTCCTATTATTTTTCTCATCACACGCAGAATTACAAATAAATCTACTGACAATTCGGCTATATTACCATGTGCCTGAACTTCTCCATTTTGGGATAAAATCATAAATATTCCTCACTTTCTTTTAGTCAATCTTCCCTAACTTCCATCAATTCAAGAGTGTACTGTGACCATCCTCTTTTTCTCTTTCTGCTTCCGTCACGTTTTCCTACAAAGTAATCTTTCACATCTTCAATATCCTTAAAGGGTTCTTCTGCAGGAACACGTCCATACTGATCCGTGTTTATTCTTCCATCGTTAACCTCGTAAATATGACCGGTTTTGAATATGTTGTCTCCTTTAGTAAAAACAATCTTGCCGTTGTAAAGCTTTGGGGCTTCTTGAACAAGGTCAAAATACTTAGATTTAACACCGGAATATTCTTCCCCAACTTCTTCCGGCATGGTCTTATGGCTTAATACTTTAATCGTGATAAAAGCATCTGTAACACTGACAACTTTACCCCTTGTCATATTGCTAGTGGTAACAGCGTACTTTTCATCACTTTCCGAATTCCCCTTGACAATATCACCAACTTTGAATTTATGCAGCTCTTTCGGTTTGACCTCTTTAATACCGGTGCCAAATACGATATTAAATGCATCTTCAATTTCTCTGTTGCTCATTGCGTAATTACCGGCTTTGTCTTTTGTCATGAAATGAACACCTATCCCGCAACGACACGTTGGGGATTTTAATTTGCAACCACTGCACAATCTATTGTCGCAATAGGACTTTAACCTTCTTTCGCATATCCTCAACTGTGATGTTTTCTTTATTCCCGTTCATGAGACGTTCAAATGCCAATTTGGCACCAATTCGGAAATCGTATTCATCCGCCGGATTACAGCGTGCGATAGCTTTATCTCCTGTAGTCTTGTCAAGAGCGATAACCTCACGTTCTTTGCTATAAATAACGATGGTTTCATTTAATGGCTCAAGATCATCATCTCTAAAAATCCAATCGCAATCATTTTGGGAATCGCGCACTACATATCTACTGTTTACGGTACGTTCAATTTTTACAACTTTCCCCATCAGATGATCCATTTTTCCTTCGCAATTCCAATAGAAAGGTCTTACTTTAAATTTCTTTACTCTTACCTTGTCTCCTGCTTTAAATCTCATTCTTTTCCTCACTTTCTGCTGACAATTTGATTGAAGCCTTATAAATTGTTTCGATGCATTTAGGCATCACATGAAAAGTAACATCTGTGCCATAAATAATACTTTTAAAAATCAGAGCACCTTTCTTGCTAATTCCGGCGAAATAACCTGCATGGCATCTTCCCGATGCATTGAAAACAACGTAATTCCCTTCACGGATTTCTTTTCCGTCCGTGGTAAGCACCATCACTGTGGTTTCTCTTTTAATTTCCATTTTGATCTCCTATTCGATTTTCAGTTTTTTATCAGTTACGATCAGTGCGATTAACTGGGATTCAACCATTTCTGATACTGTTTTCAGATTTCCGCTGTCAAGGCTTTCTGCATCATCAAGAATGATCGGCATTGAAATACCTTTGATTTTCTGAAACGAACTGCAAATATCAATTTTTCCAAGTATTCGATTGCCTTTGTTACTGGAAATATCAAGAATCGATTTTCCGTCAACCATAGGGATACAACAGTTCTTGTATTCGCCGTTCTTCGCAAAGTCGAACAGCTTCCATTTAACCAGTGAGAAATGTTTGTTGACTTCTTCGGTCAATTTCTCGTTCTTGCACTTATCAAGCTGTTTCAGCAGATACAGGATTTTTTCTGCTGTTGCAACAGCCTGCTCCGCATTTTTCTGTTCTTCTTTCCACTTGGAAATCTGATTTTCGATATCTGTAGTGTCTGCTGCCGATAATTGACTATTGCAGTCAACAATCTGTTTTCTGATCTCGTTTTCCTGCTGCTTCAATTCTGCTTTCAGTCCAGCTGTAGAATCAAACCGCCTCATTGTTTCTTCGCATTTTGCGATTTTTTTCTCGATTTCCTTGTATTCATCAGTCTGTGAAACGTCCACGGAATCAGGCAGTGAATTGTACTTTTCTTTTAGTTCTGCCTGCTTCTCTTCTGCTTTTCTAATCTCTTTTTCCAGTCGCTCAACTGTTTCCCTGTCTGCTTCGATCTCTGCAAGGCATTCTTCTTTGGTTTTTTTGAAAAGATTTCCGTTTGTTTCGATAGACTTTAATTCTTCTGCCCTGTGGCTTTCAAATTCAGCTATCATGGCTTCTTTCCTGTCCTGCGGCAACTCTTGACCGCAATACGGGCAAACAAGGCTGTTTTCGTCAAATGCGCGTTCCTTTGCCTGCTTCCATTTTTCAGCCTGATCTTTTCTCCCGGCTTCTGCCGCGTCTGCCTTATCTGACATGGCAGCCATGTGTGTAGCAACACGCTCTAACTCATGGTTGAGTTTTCCGACTTCAATCCCTGCAAGTGCCAGTTCTTTGCTTGCATCGTCCTTATCCTTTCGGATTTCCACATTCGCCTTATTCTGCATATCAGACAAATCAAATCTAAGTTTCAGAGCGTCAGAGCTTGCTTTATCATATGTTCCAAGTAGTTTTTCTGAGGCATTCTGTTTTTCAAGGCAGTCTGCAAGCTGATCTTCCAGTGCTTTCTTTTTCAGTTCTACTTCCGCAAGATCAAGTTCCTGTTTCTGCTCAATCAGTTCCATGCCGCCGTCAATTTTGGATTTCCTGTCAGTGGAAATATCTTTCCCATCTTTGACAGTTTTGTTGTTCATGGCTTTCAGTTCTTCTGCGGTGTATTTCTCTAACAGTGGAACCAGTTCTGATAATTCGTCATTCCCGGATGCAATATCGCGATCTGTGATGCCATCAGCCAATGCAAAAAGAACGGCTCTCATATCGTCCGGCTTCTTTGCAAGAAATGCATTCAGAATAACGTAAATCTTGTCTGTTTTAGGCACAATCTCAAAATACTCATTGAATGCTGTAAGTGTTTTCGGAACGCCGTTTACCTCATAAGAGTTATCATCTTTGTAAGAAATTCCGTCTTTTCCGTACTTTCTTTTCTGCGTTTTTGTAGCAATTACCTCTTTGCCGTCCATGTCAAACGCGGCTGTTACAGACACGTCCATATCATCTACTGGCTTTCCGTCTACAGTTCTTCTGACTGCCGGATTGTCGTGCATATCATAGTCGCAGTTAAACAGCAGCCATAAGATAGCTGTTGCGATTGTGGACTTTCCCTCTGCATTCATGCCGGAAATCTTGGTAAAATCCGCAAAATCCGCCTTAAATGACCCGAATTTCATAAAATTCGATAATTCGATTGACTTAATTTTCAGTGCCTTCACTTACTCTACCTCCACGATTTTCCCACCGTCGATCACAAAACCGAAACCTAAGTGATCTGCGATTACCTGTAATTCCTCAACCGACATCTGGTTATAATCTGTTACAATTTTCATTTTCGTTTTCTCCTTTTCTTCCTATTCACAAGTGTTTTTGTCTGCCCTGTTTTGGCATTTTTGATTTTTACGTGCGTTTCATTTCCGCACACGTAAATCCAGTCTTTTCCGATTGCAAGCATTGTTCTCTGCTTGACTTTCCTCGATACGCCCATAGGCTATTCCTCGCTGCTATCGTTGCTATCGTTGATATCATCATTTTTGAATGCCACGGCGGCATAGACGATAGTTGCTACAAGTTCTATCAGAAGTGTTGCGGCTACACCGCACCAAAAAGGTGGTATATACATACTAAATCACTTTCCTTTCCATCTTTCTAACTCTGCGCTTCTGTCAAGTATCTTCCGCGCATAGTCGCTTATATATCCGTTTTCTGCTTTCTCTACGGCATCAGATTCGCCGTTGTAGACCATCAGCACCAGTGCCACATCTTCGTACCTGTTGAACAGTTCATGCAGGTAATTTGCACCGATATGAATGTTATCCGTTTCACTCCATATATCATCTGCTCCAATTTCTACCATGCGCGCTGTATGCCATCTCTCTGAAATCTGCATCAGACCTTTGCAGTCTCCATTTTCAGCTTTTGGATTTCCGCTGCTTTCCGCTTCAATCATTGCCATAAGAAGCTCCGGGCAGATATCGTACATTTCCCCATATTCATAGCAAGAAACCTGTGCTTCAACGCTGATATGTGTCGGATTGATTTCTTCCTTTGCCATAACAGGCTGTGACAGGACAAGTGAAGCGGCTAATGCGATTGCTAACATTTTCGATTTCTTCATGCCGATACCTCTTCTTTTTCCATTTCTGGCACAACCCCGATTTCTTTCAGACGGTTGTACAGGAACAATCTGCCTTTTTGCGTCCACACGGTAGATAACTTTGTGCCAGTGGTTCCGTTTGCCTTTTCATAGTCGTAGGTTTTGTTCTGCACATATCCCTTGCCCTGGTATTCCGCATACAAAATCCATTGTTCGCCGACTTTTCTCTGAATACCTGCGCGGCTCAAAATCCGATTGAATGAAACTGCGGATAAGCCGTAGTCCTGCGCAATCTGCGTAACCGTCATGCAGTCGTTTGACGATAAAATCCTGTCTGCATAGTCGGCTTTCGGTGTCAGTTCTGTTATTGCCTTATCCATCTGCTGCATGGAATCTTCTAACTGCTTTATTTCTTCTTCCTTTTGAGCAAGTAACTTCTGCGCTTCTACTACAGCAAGTGCTATCAATTCATTGCCAGTAGGAATATGTGCCTTAATGACATCTTCCATTTCATGAAAACGATTGATGTACTTTGCTGTAAACTCTGTACCTTTGACACCAGTCAGTTTGTGTGCTATAAATTCGCAACCTTTCTTTGTGACGTTGTAGCACGGATACTCTTTTCCTCTGTCATTCATGTAGGTTGATTCTGTGAAGAAATCTGACTGTCCAAGATTGGACAGTGAAAGCTGATTGCAATATTCCCGAATATCTCTCAGCAATTTGTTATGTTCTTTTCCTACCATTTCAGCCACTTCTCTGCTATCAATGAATTTCTGTTCAAGTGTTTCCATTCATTACCTTCCTTTCCTGTGATATAATCCCCTTATCAAATAAGAAAGGAGACTATATTATGAATAAGTGCCCATTAAATAACTTCCAAGATTGCCAAAATGATTGCGCATGGTATTTGAAGGATAATCAGTGCTGCGCAATATTAAAGCTATCTAAGCTATCAAGCATAAACAATCTCGTTGAATTGAAAGCTATTCAGAGGGACATAGCATCGATTGAATCAAAAATCAAATATTTGCCCGAATAAGTAAAGTGTCCGCGATCCTATCTATCTCAGCGGCAATCTTTAGCTTTGTTTCTATGCTATCCGTTCTTCTACTTTCCTCTGCCAACATTTCCATCTGCTGGTAGAGGATATCTTTTACCTTTTCTGAATAATCCGTCACTACATCAGCTCCTTTCCTGTTCAGATTCTTTTTCTTTCTTTCCTGCCATACTCTCTACCATGCCGAGCATATAGCCTTTTTGGAAATCGTTCATTTTTGGGATTGCTTCTTTCAGTTTTTCAACAACTTGTTTTTCTTTTTCACTCAATTAAATTCACTTCCTTTCCTGTGATATAATTTTCTTGAAATAGTGCGGATACACTACATGGATTAAAGTAATGTAGGATTCTTAAACACTCTTTTTTCTTCTGCGAGCGTTTGGTTCGTAACCGCCAAGTTATCATCAACCAAATGCTCAATGAGGAATGTTCTTTTTACAACTCTTGTTCCGTCTCTGCATACCTGCGAAATGTGCAGATACATTTTTCCATCTTTGCAAAAAGGGACAACGAACATACTGTTCAAAAATTTCTTTTTTACAAAATGCCTATTGAAAAACGAAACTGCACGAACCTTTATTCTGCTCAATATCTCAACTCCTTTCTTGTACTTTGTACATTCTTAATATAGTACGCCGTACATTATTTGTCAAGCACTATTTATGTACAATGTACATATTTACTCTTGTCTTTTTTCAAAAAATGTGTATAATAAGATTGAAAGGAGGGAAAAATGAAAGATCGAATAAAAGAAATAAGAAAGTCTTTTCCGCAGGTCGGAAAAAATCAAAAGACTTTTGCAAATTTTCTTGGCATATCATATGACAATCTTGCAAGCTATGAAAGTGGAAGAAGAACCCCTACAGATGCGGTTATAGAGCTTATATGTGAAAAATGTAGTGTAAATAAAGAATGGCTTGTAAATGGAACTGGAGAACGATATGTTTCTGATAGTTCTAAAAAGTACAAAGAATTGCTTGACATGTTATCTGATGTTATGAAACGTGATGAAGATGATTTTAAAAGAAAATTCTTATATGCACTATCAAGATTAAGTCAAGATGATTGGAATAGGCTGGAAGATTTTGTAGAAAGTGTTTTGAAGTAAAAAGAAGTCGAGGGCATTGTACAAACCCTCGACCTTTTTATTTATTCAAGTAATTTTTTTAGCAGATAATATGTGACATATAACCAATCTGTATTATCGCATTTTTTCACGTACCGAATAATTTCGCTTCTGTAAAATTCCTTTTCATCTTCCATATTTACCCCTTTCACACACATTTGCGTGAGCCTGTTGTCGGGACAAGCCCACGCGCCAGAGATTGATTGCGCCATGCGTACATCTGCAAGGCGTATTTGTACAATAACACTTCTTTTCGACAGATTCAAGTGAATTTCATCGACAGTTCTTTCGGGAAACTAAGTTGTGGCAAAGTTGTGGGAATTGTGCATATGTTTTCCTTCCTTTCTCTTACTTATGCATCAAATTCCACAAGCCATTTGTTGTCTGTTGCACTGTAAGATACTGCTCTAATATATACCTTACCGTTCATGTCGATATATTTTGAGTTGACATCTGTAGCATCTATACGTGAGATATAAGCATACGGAAAAATTACCTGCGCTGTTGTAAATATCATTGGACACATTGCCAATATACCATTTCCAATTGAAATAGAACCTCTACTGATAGTATCAATCGTACCATCTACTAAGAGACAACTTCCGGCATTGCTTGTTCCTTTATAATTGATGAGGAATCCCTTGTGTTCTTCTGTCTCTCCTAATTTTCTATACACGGAATATGCACAGCTTATTCTTGGAACCTCATTTGTTTTTGAGAAGCCGAACACGACACTATTTGCATCTTTCTTATAATAAAGGACGCATTGCTGTGTTGTTGTAATGTTTGTAGCACTAAAATAATATGTCGATTTATCAAATGACCCATTTGCATATAAATTCCCAAAAACAGCATCCTTGTTCTGTTTAACACGAATCAATACACCATTCTGTGTGTCCTCCCCTGCATGAATCAGATAATAATATGGATAGTTTTCATCATTTGATTCAAGTTGTGTAACCTTCAAGCCAAGTGCAGTGCTTACCTTTTCTATATCAAAGTCAAACTGATACACTGTTGCGCCTGTTGAATTTACAACTGCTTTCGTCAGATATAAATAATTAAGCCCCATTATTGTAGCCATATTCTATCTCCTTTCCGTTATTCTGCTGTTTGTACAGGTGCAGCCTGCAGATCATGGTAAGTAGCCAAACCACCTACCCCTGTGCCACCGTAGGTAACATTTCCACTCGCTTTTATACTACTGCCTCCTGTATCAATCTGGCTCTGCAAAGCTTTTAATCTTGCTTCTACTGTCTCTCCGTTCGCGTCGTATACACAGGACGCATATGTTTTCAGTATTACTATCTTATTTCCGAGTTTGAGCCAATCGGTTATTTTCTCTAATGCTGACATTTTTTATACCTCGCTTTCTTAGACTTCAACAGCCCAGCTAATTTGCCCGATAATTTCATATCCGCTTGATAGTATATTGCTTCCTGTTCTATATGGCAATAAATATACTTTTGAAGCATTTCTTTTTAAAATTGCATTATAATCTTCTTGCACAGATATACTGTTGATGTAGTTGTAAGCGCTATTGGCTGTGTTTGGTACGGCTTGATTAAAATTCACTACGCAGAATCCGATTGTTAAATTATTTTTTGGTATTTTATCAATATAAAAAAGTTCGTGCCTATTTTTGTAATCTACGCTTGCTGTCGCTTGCAACCAAAAACTTAGTGTACAAATATTTCCTACGCGCTCACAGTTTACATAATGTTGCGTTGCTGATTTTGCAAACAAATCTGTTGTGATACCAACTTTTACTGTTTCGTACAAAGAAGATGGTGCGGACGGTATTTCTGCTTTGGTTGCATAGGTACTTTTTATATTATTCCCATCTTCGTCAGCTACAGCTTTTGCAACTGGTGTTGTGCCGTCTTTTAAATTAGATAAATCAGTGGATTGCTGTGCATCTTCTTCTGCAAGCATCTTGACTGACGGGATATATGGTTCATAATCGGTTGCCTGTGTGCCTTCTTCAATCTGTAAATCACTCCAAATTATTGTGTGATTGCTAGCACCAGAAGAATCATTTTGTGAGTGCCTTAGTATAATAAAAACATTATCATAATCCCTTACATGGAATTTTATTAACGCATTGGACTGGACATTATACATAGACCCAATAGTTACAGAAGTATCAGTTCTGACAACAGCGCACATAGTATCACTTAATGCATTTGATACATTACCAATACTGAGCACATAATCTGTGTTCTTCTTTACTTTAATGTTTTTTACAACAATCTGTACCCATTGATTACTAGGACAATTATCATTGCCAGTGATTGAAACGCTATTTTCGTTTATAACTTCATATTTAACATTGTCAGTGTGAATCTCTTTACCTTTTAATGTAAACAGATTCTTTCCACCTGCTACTTCCCCATATTTCAAATCAGTTAAATTACTATCTACCCTGTTGAACTCAGCTTTCACAACTTTATTCTGTACGGGATTGGTACTTGTTGAAGATAAAGCATCATCAACAACAGCCCCCTGTGGAATTTCTGTCTTTTTTGCGTATGTCGTGTCTATTACATTTCCTTGTGCATCTTGCGTGGCTTTTGTGGCACTTTCAGCGGTTGTGGCTGATTGTGCGGTTGTAGCACTTGCAGCTGTTTTTGCTGTTTCTGCTTCTGTAGCTTTGGCAACAACCTTTGTGCCGTTTGCATACTTCTGAAATTCTTCCGCAATAACCTTGTTCTGTACACCTTTGACGGAAGTTAGAGAAAGTTCAGAATCTAAATCAAAATTGACTGCATCGGGTGCTTGAGATTCATCTCCCAAAACTTCAAGTTTTTTGTCAAGTTCCGCTGTAACAACCTTGTTCTGCACAGGATTTTCACTTGTGGCAGACAATTCGGCATCTACAGTTATTAGGCTTGCGGTCGGTGCATAAAGGATTGTTTCTGTTCCATCAATCGTAATCTTTCCTATTTGTGTACCTTCTGTCAGTGTAGCTTCTGCTGTCACGGTGCTTCCACTACCGCCGCCGCTAGTAGGCGCATAAAGCTGATAAGTTGTGCCATCCACTGTGATTTCTGCAATATTTGTGCCAGTAAGCGTTTTGGGCACTACTGATACGGTACTGCCACCTGCGGAATATGCTGGAGCGTAAACGTCAAAAGACTGTTCTCCCAAAGTGATAGTTCCTATCTTAATGCCGCCGGAAACTGAATTTTCATATTTTAACGATGGCATATAGATTCTATACTGGTTGCTCCCCACTGTAATCGTTCCAAGCCATTCCCTTCCATCCGACGGAAACTGCTCTACGCTAACGGTAACCGTATCAATCGTATTATCTCTAAGATATGATTCCAGTGCCGCAATGGCTGTATCGTAGCTGTTCATGATTGCCGCTGTGGCTGGTGTAGTCTTGGACGGCTTATCAACCCAGCCGCTAGGGTATGGTTTTGTAAAAGTCGGTGTGTAATTTGCCATGATTATCTCCTTTAGATATACCTATATTTCATATTTTGACGAGTTCCACTGAATTTTAAAGTTTCTTTGTCAAATGCATATATCAAGCCATAATAGTTTGAATCAGCGTAATATCCATCAGATATTACATAATAATTATTTTCATCTTCTGCTATCCATATTTCTCTGCTCGTGTATGAAACTCCCAAAGATATTCCTGTGCTAAATTTCTTTATTTCATTTTCTTTTATTTCATATACATCTGCGATTTTGTCGTTGTAACGAACCATTATAATAGAATTTTTAGAAGTAACAAAACAATGGGGTGATATATCTGTATTTACCATAGATATGCCGTCTACTTTTCCTATATAATTTCTGATCGTAACATACATTGATCCGGTTCCGGTTTTTGGATATATAAATGCTGAGAAAATTACGCCATCTTTGTATCTTGCCATTACTCTTTTTTGGCACATTTTAGTAAGACCCATATTACTTGTGTTGATTATTTGATAATAAGCATCGCTCGTAGCTTCAATCACTTGTTGCACCTTTGATGATATTTCTTTGTCTACAAGAAGACCTCGTATATTTTCCATCGATGTATTGATGTTATTATATGTTGTCACATAACTTACATATTTATCTCCCGACAATTCAAATACATTCCTTACTCTTGATTGTCTTGCACCTTCTACTGCATAGTCGGTAGGTGTTGATTGCTTAATTACTTCGTTTGCATAGTTATATTTTGTTATAACAGCTTGATTTTCAGATGTTATTGTTTGCTTTATATAATAATCAGTAGAAAATAATACATATTGTGAACCATAATAGTGCGTTCCAGTCGATTTATCCTTTCTTATATGAGACGGAACAAAGATTGTGGTGTCTTCTGTAAATGTTCCTTGCCCTATATTTTTAAATACAGAATTTTTACTTAAAGGGTAATCCGCAATTCTCATTACAGGTTCGTTTTCAGTATTGGTGCTTGAAAATTTGCTATCCCATTCGATTAGAACAATTCCGTCTTTGCAAGCGTGCAAATAATAACTATCATAATTATCGCTTGTCAAAAATCCTTTTAAAGTCAAATCAAGGCACATTTTTTCGCTGTTAAATTTGGCTATATATACATCTTCAAAAGTTTGTTCTTTGGTAGATGGATTGAAACCATACATTGCAACAATACAATATGTTTCGTTATTCCATGTCGCATAATCATATATTCTGTACAATTTGTTTGGAGCATATTCGTTATCCAGTTTTTCCCACACAAGCTGACTACCTTTATACATCTTGTCGTGGTAATGACCTTGAAAATATATCTCTTTATGTGGATTCCCTTGATACCATATCGTACTTGATTGTTTTCTTGCCATATCATCAACCTGCCGTTCCTTGGATTAGATAGATTGTGTTAGCATCTGGGCTTGCCGGAAGTGCTGTGACTGATTCTACTTTCAAGCCGTTTGTTTGCAACTGTTCAACCTGTTCATTCAGATTTTCGACATTAGATTCAGTGTAGCTTTGGCTTGTCTGTAATTTCTGAATCTGTGTATTGGTGTAGTTTTGGTTTACCTGTGCTTCACTGCCGGATATATGTGTATTACCTTTTTCGCCGGTCGCAGACAACTCATCCATAATCTGTTGAATGCCAGTCATTTTTCTATGCAAAATAATAAAGGACATTTCTACCCAAATATCTTTCTGCTGTTGCGCAGAATTGATGAAATCATAGGTGTAAAACATTGCTACGTCTCCGCATTCAATATATGGTAGCCCCATTGTCGCAGCTTCAAACGGCTGGTAAGTGAAACCCTCATTTTGATCCATCAGAAGCGTTGCAAGCTGTGTTTTCCATATTCTGTCAAGACCAAATAATAGATGGTTGCCCTGCACTATATACTTCCGCTTTCCGGTTCCTACGTTTCCTTTGGTTTTATCCTTAGAAGAATCACGAACAATGAACCTGTTCAGCGGTTTTATCTTGTATGTCTCGTATGTCACTTCCTTGTAGTGCGCATAGTGAACGGAATTACTTGCTGAATCAGTGCCAGTGGAATCATCAATACCAGTGGTAGGATACATCGGAAGATAAGATTCTGCTCCTGGGTAAAATGAATCATCTTCTGTCAACTGTGTAGGGAAAGTATATGTAAACTTTCCATAGCGATTGATTCTGCCCCATACGCAATTTAACTGGCACACCAGTTTAATGAGGTCAAGGTATGTCGTGTTTTCGTCGCTGTATTCTGTTTCAAATTCGATTTCTGACCAATCTTCTTCTGAATATTCTTTAGCCGTCGAAAAGTCTTTGTTGCACAGATAAAATTTACCGTTTTTGATAATTACTATTCCATATTTGTACACTTTTGTGCTGTCGTATTCTGCCGGCTGATACCACTTTGCAGATTCAAAGCTAATTTCTTTCTGCTTTGTATATACCTTCCTTGCATATACTTTTCCGTGATATTTGCACAGCTCCCCACGTTGATACTTCCTTGTCTGACTGAAAACATAATCATCAAGACCTCTTGTCTCTATATCATCTGCCGGAAGCGTAACGGATTCCTGCTCAATCCCTACTTTTCCAAAAAGCCAGTTTCTGAATTTTTTAATCGTGATAGGAAATTTCAGAGTATTGTAGTCCGTCCAGTCTACTTCCCCTTTTACAGAATCTCCCAGCCAATATAAGGCATCATATGCCGTGATTGTTTTTTTACGTGTGTTGCTTTTTCCGTCATACTCAACTACGGTTCCAACAAATAGCGGTACGCTTTCTTCTGATCCGCTTGCTTTGATTGAAACTGATATATCAGTTCCGGTTAAATCCTTGGTTACTGGTACGCCGTCAATGTCAATCAATGTGCCGGATAAATCTATAGAGAATCGGTTACTTTCACAGCCGATAAATTCAAGATCGTTTCCGGACATAATACTTTCTTCCAGTTCCATGCTTTCTTGAACAATGTTGGCGTTTCCAACGATCAAGTCATGGTCTGGGAATGTTATACTCAATTCTTTGTGGCTGCTGCTCTGCAAAAATGCCAGTTTCGTTTCTTCTGTCACACTCAGCATAATTACTACCTCTTAATATCCAATGAATTGCAGTTCGATTTCGTTGTATATAATGTCGTGGTCGTCAGCATAGTATATGTTGGTCTTGATATCCGGTAAATATACGTCCTGCGGCTTGTAATCGCCAATTTCCGGCACGTAAACCGATGCAGTGCACTTCTTCTCAATAGAGTTCGTATACTGTGCTCTAATGTTGTCTATGAGGTTTCTCCATGTCGCTTCGTGCATCATTGGCGGAGTAGAAAAAGTCACATCAACGACCGTATGCTGCAAGGCTGTACGCTGTAGCTTACCGTTGGCGTCACGGTATGAATCCAAGTCTTGTCCGTGAAGAACTACGTCGTATTTTTCTGCCCTAATGTATTTCTTTGGGATTGTGTAACTTCCAACTCTGATAAGGTATCCAGCGTATGCCATCGTAATATCTCCTGTTTAAAAATGAGCATCAAAAAAGCACCTACCATTTCTGATAGATGCCAATTCAACACCGAATTATTTTTTGAAATAAAAAAGGCAGCCTGTTTCGACTGCCTTTAAAAGTTATTCAATTTATTGTGAGACAAATACTATTCTGTCATTTCCATAATAGCTGATTGCATATTCAAGTTCCAAATTCTGAACATCGTTCGGTACTTCAAAAAACAAAGAGCCTTGTGTTTCACGTCCTGCGGATAACTGACCGTCAAGACCATTATCCATTTCAAGATATGTCTGATCTACCTTTGAATTATCTGCATAACATTCCCAATCCATTATACTCGATACATTCTTCACATCGTTTGAAATGTTTTCAAACTTAAATGTGAATTTCCAGTATTTGTATCCGTCTTTTGGCTGTAAAAATTCGTTGTCGCTTGTATATTCCTGCGATTCAAGATATGTGATTCTGAAATCTTCTGTTTCAACCACATCCCCTACATGGAATATGTTACTTTTTGCAGATTCCGCAGAAGTATTTGTATCTGTTGTAGCAGGCTGACTTGTTTCAACACTTCCTACTTTCTGTGGTTCATCGTCCTTGTTCGGGCAGGATACCATCAAAACAATACAGGCAAAAAATATAATTGCAAAATAGGAACCTGTATGCTTGTGTTCTTTATCCTTTTTTGCTAAGTCTACTATGGCTACAATAAAACCAATAGGGCTTGTAAACGTGAAAAACGCTAATACAGCCGCCCATGTACTCAATGTACTGTTCTTCATTTTCTTTGGTTTCTGCGGTTTCCATTCCTCGACTTGAATTGTCTGTTGTGACTGTTGCAAAGGGCAACCACAGTTAGGGCAAGTAGCCGCCTTGTCTGATACTTCTTTCCCGCATTCCGGGCAAGTAATAAGTGCCATATTTATATCCCCCTTGTGATTTTTTTCTTATCATATCACAAGTGGAAAAATCTATCAAGCGAAACTGTATGCGTCTTTTCCTGTCCGCTGGTTATAGTCCTTTGCATAACTTCTAGCGGCTTTTCCTACGTCGGACTGACTGATGCCAAACTCTTTAGCAAGAATACCTTGCAGTAGCGTGTTTTGTTGTCTCAGTAGAGCCATTTCATTGCTTGATGCCTGTAAGATTGCTTCTTTAATGCCCGTGATTTCCGCGCCGCCGGCAACCGCTGTCTTTCCGCCTACCGTTCCTGCGATTTCAGGTATACCATTTTCGCCAGCCATAAGTAAGCTGTACTGCTTTGGAACATAGCCGCCACTTGCAAAAGTCGGTATTTTGCCTAGGTCAATGTGTGTGCCGCCAAATAATTCCTTGCCAGCAATATTGATTGGCGGTATATCGAATGATAACTTTTCATTTAACCATGTTGCGAATTTATTCCATATTTCTTTCAGACCGTCAACCGTAGCTTGCCATGCGCTTTTAACGCCTAGCTTTATGTTATCCCATGTCAGCAGGAAACTGTCTTTTACGTTGTTCAGTTTCAGCTTGATATCGTCGCCCCACGCCCCCATAGCCGCGCCGAATTGTCCGTCGGTAAAAAGACCTTTTACCTCATTGTACTTGTCTTTAAAAGGCTTCATGAAATTATCTTGTGACTGCGACACTGACAAGAAACCGTCGTAGATATCTTGCCCCCAAAGAGACATGGCTTCTCCAAATTGACCGTCAGAGAACATTCCTCTCACTTCGTTCAGCCCATCTTTAACAGGTTTCATAAGTTCATCTTCCGATTCTGAAACAGCAAGAAAACCATCATAGATATCTTCTCCCCACAGTTTCAAGGCTTCTCTCCAAGAGCCATCGGAAAAGGAATTTTTGATTTCTGTCATCTGTTCAGAGAACGACATATCTATTTTTTCGCCTGTTAGTTTTTCATTTATCCACTGACCTAAATTCCATCCAGCTATTGCCGCGGCTATTCCTGCGAATAATGTTTCTGCTATTAAGGTGCCTGCCGCAATTATTGCCTGCATACCGCCAGCAGAAGCTATTGCCATGTTTATTGTGGCTCCAATTTTTGCGCCGATTCCTGCAAATATTCCGCCGACCTTGGTTAAAATAGTTTTTCCTACTACAGACCAAGTCGCTTCTACTCCCAATTTTGAAGCTATTGCTTTTACAATTACTTTTGATGCTTTTTCTCCCAACCATTTTTTGAATTTTTCAGAAAACAGAAGTTTTTTTATTCCTTTGATTGTAATGACACCAAGAATGATTGAAACCGTTTCAAGGTCAAGTTCTCCTAGAAAATCAGTAATTCCTTTTAATACATTCTCCCACTTTATTTTCTTTATTGCCGTAGTAAGAGTAGTCCATATACCATGTACCCATGTATTGACTGTCTTTCCGAATGCCGCAAAATCAAACGTATCAAAAAATTTGTTTATTCCTGTTGCAATCGAATTACCGAGGTTTTTCCAATCAAATGTAGTTCCGAATGAAAGTGCAGCGTAGATAGCTGTGTTAAGTGCGCCAGCAATGGTTTTTCCGACATTTCCGAAAAGTCTTGGACTGATAAGACCATTTAAGAACTGCGCAAGACCTTTACCGAACGATTTTGCTTTCGCGTATACCTTATCCCATTTAATGGATTCCATAGCTTTAGACAAGCTATTTCCTATATACTTTCCAAGTCCTTCAAGCGTTTTTATCTTGCTCTTGTAAAGGCTTTCTGTTTCCTTGACATTGAATTTCAGATTGCCGCCGGATGCACCACCAGTAGCGCCACCAGCACCACTTCCTTTTCCAGCTCCGCTGTCACTTCCTTGGTTTGTTGTAAGGTTGTTCAGCTTATCAAAGCCCTGTAACTGCTGCTTTAGCTTTTTGGCATTATCAGCCGCTTTGCCTGTGTTCGCGGCTAAATCGTCAGCACTGCCAGCCGCCGTGTCATAGTCTTCTGCGATTGCGCCTGACTGCATTTCGATTTTCCAACCGAAAATAACCCCAAGCGCATTCACTACAGTTTCGGAAAACTTAATTACAGCCTGCATAGCCGTATTCAGTGCCTTTACAAGTGGTTTAAGCATATTGATAAAAGCATTGCCCCAAATAGCCCCAAGCGCCTTAAACTGCTCTCGCAAGATACGAAGCTGGTTCGCCCATGTATCTGCAGTCCTAGCGAAGTCCCCCTGCACATTCGCTGTATTCTGCATTACGTACTGGTATCGAAGCATTGTCTTTTCCATCTGTGTCATAGATGAAATATCTGCATCAAGTCCCTCTTTCAAAGCCCATTCTTTCAGCGTGGCATTCGTGAGGTCGATACCATATTTTCTCATTGGTTCTGTCTCGCCAGTGAATATGGACTGCAAATTTTGCTGAACTTGGCTCTGCTCCACGTTGTAGAAAGATGCCATATCAGCGGATAACTTCGTCAGAGCAATAGACATGTCAGACATTTTCTGAATAGGCACTCCCATTGCAATACCCATTGCCTGATATCTACTTGCTGTCTGCTTTGCGGTTAATTCAGAAATGCCATACTGCTGTATTGCATTTTTTGAGAATTTTTCAAGTGAATCCGTATATTGCCCGAACGTATTAACAACTACGTTTTGTACTTCTGTCAAAGCAGATGATATGTTGATTGCTTCTTTCAGTTTTCCAGCTCCGCGAATTAAGAGCCAGTACGAAGCATATAACTTTCCAAAAGCGGATGCCAGTGAAAACGTATGCTTTTTAGCTTTTACCGCCGTGGAACCAAAAGAAGTAAAGTTATTCGCAAGTGCCTTTGCCGCATTGCCGCCGGATGCACCGGTACGCGCAAATTGTGCAAGCGCATTAGTCATATCAATAAGATTTTGACTTACCTTTGGTGCGCCGGAAAGGGTTGTGATAAGCTGCTTCATGGCTTTGGCAAGTTTAGGTATATTGTCAATGGCTTTTGTACTTGACTTATAACCAAGCTGTGAAATCGCTTTTGCAAGTGCTGTAACTCTATCGGATGCACTAGATGCCGTCAGCGGTGTTAAGGCTTTACCCAGCATACCGATTGCAGATGCAGAGCGGTTCAAATTAGCCGTGTCAATGCTGGATATTTTTGTAATGCCGCTTGCAACTCTTGTGAAATCTGCCGTTTTTACTGTGCTGATTCCAGCCATAGCATTAGACAGTCTCGCTACTCCATTAGAAAGCCCATTAAGACCGCTTGTGTTTACACTCATAAGAGAATTTGACAGCCTAGTAAGATTGTTTACCAGCTTATCTAATGCGTTATTTGCTTGTGTTGCCTGCGCTTTTATCCCAATCTCTAAGCTATCTACTTCTGCCATACTTCCACCAACTTTCCGTAAATTAAAAAAAGCGGCATGGAAATCCACACCGCTCTAAATTTTGTTGTCAATTAGTTGCTTTTAGGTAACTGATTGTTACCACTCCGCACTTCTTATCGACTTTTATTCCTACTTTCTTCTGAAATCTTCCTACCGCATTTGCCGTATCTTTTCCAAAAATTCCGTCAATGTCTTTGCGTACAAGAAAACCGTGATATACAAGCTCGCATTGAAGCCACTTAACATCCTCTCCGCGCTGACACGGTACTGTTTTTTTCAGTAGCCTGCGCGGTTCCGGGTAATTATTTCCGTGTAATACAGCGACAGTATTGTTTTCAATATCTTCATACCAAATACTTAAATCCACTTTGCCATATACGCCGCCTACAGTTCCTTTGGACGTGTACTGCCATCCGACCATATTACCGCTAACCACAGGCTGACGGTTGACATTGTACTTGCCATCATTGATACCGTATTTTGCAATCCACAGCTTACAATCTACTCCGCCATAAGGTAGAATGTATTTGTTATAAAATGCGTATCCAGTGTAAACACCGAAGTCATATCCTGCGGCAACAATGATATCTCTGTAAGCACGTATGATGCCTATAAGAGCCACTCCAAGCCCCTGTTGGCACTTATCCTCTACATCGAGCCATACGGTTGTTTTTCTTCCGTTTAAATGCTCTAATACTTTCTTGGCATCTGCCTTTGCTTTTGCAACTGTAGTCGCATAACTGTAGTTGTATACTCCAATCACAGTAACACCGGCATTTTCTGCGTTTTTGTAGTTGACCTCGAAAAACTTATCTTTAGCAAGGTTTTTCCGCATAATCTTTAAGATTGCGCCATCAATGCCTGACTGTTTTACCAGCTGCCAATTTATCGAACCTTGATATGATGATGCATCAATTACTTTCTTGCTCATTTTTGGATTTCTCCCCATGATTTATATTGAAATTTGCTTGCATTGCCAAGAGTTTTGCAACAAACAATTCTCTTTGCTTTTGCATTTCTTCCTCTGACATATTTTGCTGATTTTCCATTTCTTCAAGGATCGGTCGTTTTAGATACTTGCTTTTTGATTTTCTGCCATTGAGTGCTATGTCTATTGAGACAAAAACTGCTGATTGTGTATAAATACCATTTAACCAGTTCTTATAATCATCTTCTTTTAGCTTGGCTTTGTATCCAGCAAAAATAGAATCAAGTTTACGTGGGTTTAGTTTCCAAAACTGTTCCCACGTAACACCCATTACATACGCCTGCGGAAATACTTCTTTTTCAAGCAAATCTCTTAATTTTTGCTTCTTTCTTTTTTCTCTTCTTTTCCCTGCTCCGACGTATTCTCTGCATCTTCCGTTTCCACTGTCTTGTTGAGAGCGCGAAAAAAACTGCTGTTTTCAACCTCTTCGGTCATAATATCTATAACATCATCCAGTTTCCCGCCGGCTACAATATGCGCTTCAATTTCTTTTCCTGCCGCTTCTTTGCTAATATCAGCACAGCAGGCAAAATACGCACGTACCATTGACATAGGTCGCGTATTTGCCATTTCAAGCGACACGCCCATATCTTCAAGGTCGCAGGCTGTATTGTAGTCAAGTTCTTTGGACTTGTATTCTTTTCCATTTAATGTAAAATATTTCATTTTGTTACCTTTTCCTTTCCCCCTATGTCTTTCACATAGGAAAGGGGCAGTCCGTAGACCGCCCTTTGCTATTTAATACTTATCAATCTCTGGCTCGGCTGCTTCATCTTCATAACCAGTCAACACAGCCTTTCCATTACTTGTTTCTGACTGGCTATTTATTCCCCCGGTGTAAAAGCTACCTTTGTATCCATTCCCTTATATTCTTCAACAGTTAAGTTCATTTCAACCGTAAGAAGTTCATTTTGCCCGATTTCCGGCTGTGGAAATGCTGTAGGCGGCTGTGCCACAACAAAAAATGCTTTTTCAAATCCGGGAATGATTGTCTCATACCACATTCTTTTGCCATCTGTAAGTGCTTCGTAATCAGAGATAAGTTTTTCCCATTCTGCGACTGTTTCTGCTGTAAAATTGATCGTTACCGGGAAAGAACCGCCTGTGTCGCCACGCCCACGCACATATCTTGTGATAAAATCTTCAACTGCGGATGCCTCAATCTGCTCATTTTCGATTGTGATACCCCCGATCGCGTTGATGCGGGTAAGCCGTGTAAAAGCCGTAGGTTTTGTTCCGGCTGTTGTTTCTACCCCATAACCAAAAGTAATTCCAAGTGTGGAAACTCCTGCTGATGCCATGTTGTATACCTCCTTAATTTTTCATAAAAAAATAAGACCTTTCGGTCTATTGATCTAACAATCTGTCATTTGCGGCTATTGGCCGCCAAAATCTTGCTGTACTTCGATATATCTTTTCTTCTGAATTAAACTCCGGTGATGCTATCATTTTAAACCTCATTTTTTTAAAAACACTTGCTACTATAGCAAGTATCTTTTTAGCATCCGACTGTTGTGTATTGACAATCACATCTACTTGATACGTTGAATTTATGCCATTCATCGTTTGTCCGTCGATTGTTTCTCCGATTTCCGTACCTCTCATTTCGTGCACGTATATGGTCGGAAATATCGTTCCTGCCAGTCTGCTTTTCAAATTTGTAATCGTGATTCCCTTTTGGAATTTCATGTTTGTAAAATTCTGCTTCAATGCAGGGATAGCAAAAGAGTTAAGGTTACTGATTATCTTTGTTTCATTGTCAAAAACCCATAAATTATCGATTTCCACCGAATACCTCCTTTGCTGTTTCAGCCACAATTTTTTCAAGTTCCTGTGCTGTGTAGTACATAAATGGTCTGCTAGGCATACCTTCTGTAAACCACCACTCGCCGTTATCATCTTGATAAAACCAACCATACCGACCATCTGCTAGCTGTCTGATTGTTTTACCGCTTGCATACTGCCAGTCAACACCATCCGGCAATTTCCCCGGATACGGCGATCTCTTACCGACAATACCAGTACCAAACTCTACGAACATTGCATGATCTGTTCCAGCTACTACCGCCCATATACCGCCGCCTTTTATACTTCCTTTGTATTCCGCATGAACACTTGAAATCAATTCCGTAGTGAATATTGCATCAAGGTCTGCTAATTGCAGTCTTGCAATCTCTACGCCTTTTTCGGCTAGCTTTTCAGCCAATAACTGACATTTATACGTCAAGTCATTTTGGTATGCCTTAATTTGGCTTATGGCGTCTTGTATGGACTTCTGCGATAGAGTTATAGTGATTTTTTTTGCCATATCCTACTCCGCATTTTTGACGTTTTTTTGCAGCAGATAAAGGTCAACTGTCAATCCTTCGTCCGCTACACCTTTAACCGTGTAATCTGCGGTCGTAGCATCTACCATAGGCTCTCCATTGATAACCGTGTACACCACTTCTGACTTTTTCCAAATCAGAGCACCGACTTTCAGCGGAAACTTTTCTTTATCGGTAACAAGCTGTGCATAATTGGTTGAATCATCAATACCAAATTCCTTTGCCAACACTTCGTTTAGCTTGTTGTTGATAGAAGAATAAAAAATAACAGGAGCCGAATAAGTATCTATCGTATCTCCTGTCAATTTTGGTATCTTGTTTCCATCATCATCTAAGTATGGGATGAATACTCCATCGTCGTCCGTATAGCCCTCGTAAATTATATTTCCGTCAGAATCCAGTTCGTATTTGGGCTGTTGACCTGTTGGTAGTGCATATGTCATTTTCTGCTTATTGATATCCAGTGACATTATTTCACATCCTTGCCAAACCGCTTCCATAGTTCAGATAATTTCTCCCATCCGAACATGGCAACAAACGCCACAATAAACCCAACGATTACGGATGCAGCAATCATATACCATAGAATTTCAGCTTTGATATACTGCATGTACGCCACAAACGCTGTTACCGTAAGAGCGATTGAAAGCACAAACACAACCAAGTCAGTCGGCACTTTTCCTAAAACGCCTTTGACTACCTGCGTAATTACTGAAACGATAAATGCCATAAATCCAATTACAGCAATCAATAATGTTGCGTTGCTTAATAATTCCTGCATTATTCTTTACCTCCGTTCTTTAAGTGTATTTGCTTAATTTCCTCATACATTTTTGTTATCATTCCGTTGCCGCCAAGCGCGTGATACGTGTCGTACATTTCAGAAAAATTCTGATATGCATAAGACGGTATTTCTCCAAGTGCAACGTATTTGTCATGGTATTCTATAAGTTGCACACGCAAAAGTAACATTGTTCCTTTGCTGTTTGCGTCCTTATCTTTCTTTTGTTGCTTTAGAAGCCAGACAATATATCCGAGCATTATTGGAAGCACGATTGTATATGTCTGTAACAAAAACTCTTTCATTCTGTAGCTCCTATTTTTCTTTTTGTTGGCACGCCGCCCACCGCCCTTAAAGTGTGCCGCCTGCTACCGCATCCGCACAGCAAACACGGTAACGCACAATCTTCTCTATAAGACCTTGGCAAACGGATATACACCAACGAATAATTCGCTTCGTTTTCTCCAATTACGGCTTACGCCATTTTCAGAGAAACTTGACATAAATTCCTCGCCAGCTTGCGACATATCATACACAACCAAATTCACGATAACCGCTTCATAGTTTTTAAGGTCAGCTTCGATTCTCTCTGACGTATATGTGCTTGGATAATTCCGCATAGCCACAATATCCTGCTTTGCCTGCTTGATTAACTGCTCGATCAGTGGGTTATCCTGCGGCTTATCGAATACAACAACGTCGGAAGTAGTTTTGTCCTCATTCGCAACCGTCTCAATATGAAATTGTTTCAGCCGGATTTTAACCTGCTCCACGATGCTGTACTCTGCCATAATTACCACCTACAGTCTGAATTTTTCAATCAGAATTTTTTTTAACTCTGAACCGTTGATTTCTCTTGCATCTTCAATTCCCTGTTCTTCTGCAAGCTCTTGTAATTCTGCGGTAGACATACGGTTGATACTTGTCTTAGTAAAAGAAGAGCACGGAAATTTGTCCGGCTCTTCTTCATAATTAAGTTCTTTCCCGTATGTCTCCTTTTGGATCTCTTTTTCTGCTTCTACTTCGCATAGCGTAGCAGCATTGATTTTATGTCTTCTTAACAGCATACGATCACCGCCTTACTCTGTAGCAGCTTTAAAATGTGCAACAACAACCTTGGAATCATTGCTTAATACTGCCGTGTAATGCTCGTCACCGGAGATAACCGTTGTTTTTGCAAGGATATCTCTGTCTGATTCAATCTCAACGCTTCTCTTCATGTAGATTGTAAGTGCGCTTTCTTCTTCGGAAGCACCATCTGCGCCTGAATCCTCGTTAGGGTCTTCTGTGGAAACAATCACGATAGGGCAAGCATAATAAGGCGTTGTTGCGCTCTTAACCTTGTCTCCCACAGCAAGTTTTCCAGCATAGTTCGGAAGAATTGTTGACAGATGCTTCTTTGTCGCATCTTCTGTTACTGTATCTGCTACGATTGTAATGGTGCCGGCTTCGTTGTCTTTCTCGTACTTAACAAGTTTTACCTTCTTGGATTTAACAACTTGTGCTCCCGCGATAGATCCGATTGTACCGTTCATAATCACGTTAAGTGGATATTTGTCATTTGACTTGAAATCCGCGTCATTCAGCAATGTAGCTTCCTGTGCCGGATTGATAAACAGGATTTTTGTGAGCGCTCCATCTGATTCATCATCAAACTTGCTGTTAGCCGCTACAACTGCAGAATAGCTGATATCTGCGGCTGCTCCATCGTACTGGATTGGCGCGTCACAAAGGGCGTCGTAACAATCATTATCTACTTTTGCAGCGATTGACATTGCTATCTGATTTACCGTTGTTCCCATAGGATCTCCGTAACCAGAGAGGACGGATTCATCTGTTAACTCTACAGCTTTTCCAGCTTTCTTTACCTTTGCTTCTGTTGTGGATGCAGTAAGTACAGTCGTGCCCATTGCAACGCCTTCTGCAACATCCTCTGCATCGCCGATATACGCATATTTCGGTACAACGATTGTGCTTCCCGGTCTGCCTACCAGCGTTGTGTCAATTCTTGCAATAGGAGAAAATTTGATTTTCTTTGGGAGCTTAGCTGATACCATATCAGCCATTACCTGTGGATCTACTAAGTTTGCTAACTTTGTTTGTGGCATATTATTACCTCCGTTTTATTCTGTGAACTTCTTGTAAAGCTCAGGATTTTTATTCTTGAACTCCACTCTTTCGTGGTAGTTCATCTTGTTAAACTGTTCTTGCGTAATTGCGCTGTCTTCCCCGGAGCCTGCATTTACAGGCGGTCTTGATTTCAGCCATTCCGCTTTTTCTGATTTCACGCGTCTTTGAACCTCGTTCTCAATCACGCTTGCAATCATGCTATGGTCTGCATCAGCAACCGCATCAATCAACGCTTCAATGGATTTATCATCACTGATAGTTTTTTGATAAGCATTGACTGCTTTAATGTGATTCAGCTCTTTGCTCATGCTTTCAAACTTTTCTGTTTGAAGTTTTTCCGCTTCTGCTTTTGCTTCTGCTTCCTGCTCTTCTGCCGTCTGCTTTGACCTAAGCTGCTTTTTATAGGCTGCGGCTTCCGAACTTGCCTTGTCAGATGCATTCTTGTATCTTTCTTTTTCTGCTCTTTCATTAGCAAGCTGTGTCATGAGTTCTTCTACCGTCGGCGTTTTTTCAGAAGCGTTCGCTTCTGTTGCCTGTTCAGTATTTTTTGTTGATTCAGTTTCTGTTGTGGTTACTTCTGCCATAATTACTACCTCTTCTTTCTGCGATTTAAGTTTTCTCTAACTTTCTGCGAAATTTGTATTGCCCTTTCTCTAGGGCATATAAAAAGCCACTAGGTATTTCCTAGTGGCTATGTATCAGTTATTTATCTGTTCTGCTTTTATCAATCACAGGGCTATTACCAGTCTGATCTGATAAATCTTGCATGATTCGGTCGTTATTAGGAGTTTTTTCTCCCTCTCCGCCTTCTCCCTTATTATCTGCATCCTTTTTGATTATGCTGTCTTGATAGGCTTTAACCATCTTTCCGCTACGTGCTACCACATCGTTAGGATCATCAAAAAACGGGATTGCTTCTACTGTATCTTTAAGGCTAAATCCGTGGCTGAGTAATGTTGCCATTGCATTAACCTTAGTTGACATTTCATAAGTTTTTTGCCTTTTGATATTTGGCTTTATGTCTCTTGCTTTTAGATTCATCAACGGATTTTCGGGTATAACGTCTTTTGACAGTTTGATTGCCGCCAAAACGACTTTTATCTCTTCCATTTTGCATCCGTCAGTAATCAACTGCTGCTTTGCAGCCGCTGTTTCAGCCTGCGACCAACCTGTGGCATCCGACATTGCAACGCCTGTACTGCCGCCGCTGTTGTCATTTCTTTGGGGAACATTGCACTTCTGCAATATAATCTGTCTTCTCGATTGGATGTTGTTCAACATACCCGTATAATCATAATTGATCGTAAGTGGTTCAACGATTGGCGTTTTTCCATCCGGTGCAGTATATGTCTGTATCCATTCTCCGGATTTTGGTTTTGTAGGAATTTCTGTTGTGGTTCCATCTTCATTTTTTTGCTCTACAGACGGGAAATCAACATCATTCGTATGCCATACAGCCTGTGTGTTCTGTTCAACATCATTGGTAAAATCTGAAATGAGCAGATTCAAATTATCCATTTCTGATATTTGCCGCTCAAAACATCCCATGCGGTCATACGATCTCACGTATTCAATAATGGGAATTTTGCCAAGCGGATTTTCTTCTCCGCTTCTCTTCAAAAACCCCCATTTTGTTTTCTCTTTGCTTTTTCCGTTAGTGATTTTTATTCCGTCAGTAATTTCATATCGCGTATCTTTGGTAAAACAAGTGTAGTATCTTGTACCGCTGTGCCTATCTTTTATATATGTCCCAGCAAGAATAACTCTCTTGTCGCTGTAAGCTGTTGACCTTACTACAAAAGTCGTTCTTGGATCCAAAACATCGTATGTGAAATAGCTTTCTCCATCCTCGTATTCTGTATTTATATCAATATAAACATATCCGATTCCGCCGATTTCAACATATCTAGCAAGTTCCTGTTGCTTTTGTCTTGCGTTCTGTGATTCATAGCAGCTGTTTAATTCCGCTATAGCTTCTGTGAGGTTAGGGTCTTCGTTATCCCCATTTTGCACAAGTGTTATAGGATTCCCCCACTTGAATCCGAGGGCGAATTCAGTAACTTCATTTGCCACATTATCACAGCACGAGCAATCAATATCAGGTCTATAGCTTTTAGGGTTTTTTCTTACTATTGGCTGTATGCCGGCATCATAATCAAGTAAAAATTGTATTCTCGCAGAATTTTGATCGTGTTCTAAAATTGCATCACGCAAAACAGATATTACGTTTTCAGATGTTATTTCTTTTACGCCTGTATAAATTACAGTTCTTCCTGTTTGCATTGACTTACCTCTACACTAAATAAACGTCATTCCGCTTGCTGTCTGCCTTACTGGTAACGGCTTTACTTCAATATCTCCTGTCGCGACCCTGTACACGATTTTTTT